TATTGAGTTGAGAAGGATTAGCTTCTCTTCCCTGTACTTTTGCCCATTAACGGGCATCTCTACCAAAGGTAGGCACTATTATTATAGCGTTATTTTTGGATTTGGCAACTTAATTTTAAGGAGGGGCGCATTCCTCCCCTAGCCCGAAGCGGAGCTAGGGGTTTCCTGCGCCTAAAACAGTTATGAAATCTATAGACGATAATAATTCAGCATATAATTTGGATATACTGAGGCACTCTAATGACATAGCCTACAAATGGGCTAAACATTTTAAGTTTTCTTCAAATAAGTATTTGACAAGTGTTATTAAAATGTACAAAAATAAAAGTTTTTTTTGTGCAAAACTTAGTAAGAATAATCGTAAACTTTTTTTAGAAGATTATACAAAAATGTTTTATGCTATTGAAGTAGAAAACGAAATTATTAAACAGTATTATCATGTAATTATACATATAATTAAAAAATTAAAAATAGAGCAATCTTTAGTAGAATATTACATCGAAATTGGAATGTATACCTTGAGACAATCTGTTTGGAATTATAGAACCCATGAAGCTAATGTTAAATTTATTACTTTTTGCTATAATGGCATTAATATGAGATTGCGTGGGGAAAGATCTAAGTTGACAATGTATAACAATAGAAAGAAGAGAGTTCTAGAGAGGCTTGAGTCTGATATTATAAAAAAAGAAGATTATAACGGTTTTTCTAATATATGTGTTTTCAACCATGATGTAAATGAAAAGATTGAAGAGGAAGAAGTTCAATCTTTGTTTTCAAAAGCAATAGACATCTCAAACTTGCAAGAAGATGAGCTTTTCTTGCTTACAGAGTATATGAATAGAGATTATTTAAACCAGAATTGGAATGCAATTTATAGGAATAAGTTTAAAAACACTGGTAAGAATGGAAATACAATATCTAGACAAGGAGTTCATAACAAGTTGATGGCTATTCAAAGAAAGATATACTTGTCACTTGTAAGATTGGGCTATAATGTTGACATAAAGAAAGTTTCTTTTACAAGAAGATATAATGAATTTGAGGTTGTTTTATGATAGGTGAAAAATTTGTAGCAAAGTACATGCGTCTTGCCAAACAATTTGGCGAGGATTACAATCCTTGTTATTCTAGGAAAATAGGCGCTATAGCTGTTGATACAAATATCAATAAGATTGTTGCAACGGGGTATAATGGCCCTCCAAGAAAAACTCCGCATTGTGATTCTAAAGATCATTTGATTAATATTGTTTGGCCTCAATTAACAGAAAATGAAAAGTCTTTGTTGCCTGAAAATATTGACACACAAGATAAATTTGTCGAAAAATATGAAAATTGCCAAACATGCCCAAGAAAACTTATAAAGGCTGAATCTGGAAAAAGGTTAGAATTGTGTAGTTGTGCCCACGCAGAAGTAAATTGTATCGTAAATGCAAGTCAAAACCTATATGGATGCACAATGTTTTGCTGGTGTCCTCTTCCATGTATCGAATGTACAAAAATAATTATTAATTCTGGCATAAAAGAAGTTCATTGTTTTAAAGAGCCTCAAGATTATTCTGTTGGAAGTAGATATCTTTTTGCAAAAGCTGGAGTAAACATTCTAGAATATAATAAGGAAGATTTTAATTAAACATTGGCGGTACCGAAATGAGTTTTGAAGTTGTATACAAATATTATGAAAAACTAAAGGATTCTTTTGATTATGATAGGGAAAATCCATCTACTTTCAAGAAAGTGTATGGGAAATCCAGCGAAGATTACACACTAGAAAAACTTGCTTTCAACATATATCAGCAGATGGCAAGAAGAGATATTTTTATTTACGATGTGGAAATTTATGAGTTTGCTAAAAAGAAAATAAATTTTAAGCAAAACAAGACAGACCTTATTATTAAAAATAAAAAATTCTCGCCAAAAACAGGAACTCTTGAAGATTTAGATGTTGAAGAAGAAGTTGGTCCGCCTTCTTCAAATTGTACGAATCTTGCTATACAGCAACCTGCTATGACGAATCCTGTAGTTTGTACACAGGAATCTGTAAATTTGGCTCCGCCTATTCGTTCACAGCAAAATTTAACAAATATTGCTTCAAAGCCAAGAAGAGTAATAAAGATGGTGATGTTTGATCCAATTTCGCCCAAAGAAAGAGCTAAATTTCCTTATAAGTTTACACCAGGAAAAAAGTATCCTGTTTATAAAGAACGCATATCTCCCAGTGGAATAGGCATGTTAATTGAAACCGTTGATGATTTGAACAACTCGGTTTCTGTTTTAGATGAGCTTTTTGTAGTTGAAGATATGAATCTTGTTGGAGATAATGAAGCTGGATTTAGCGAATCGAGAAGTGGTTTGTCAGACAAAACATTGAATTGGAGCGGTGTAATAAAAGGCGATGTTCCAAATTTGAGATGAGTAGGAATCAGGTGTTAGAAGCGGTCGTTTCAGGAGTTTTTTATGAGTAAGAAGAATACAAAGAAGCATTTTGAAAAAAGAAAAGCTAGAGAAAAGGCTGTAAAGAAAAAGATAGCAGAATCTAGAGTTTTTATTAGAAAAGAAAGAAGATTTGAAAGAGAGAGAGAGGAAGCTTTGGAACGAGAATTTGCACAAAAACAAAATTATGGTCTCTCGGAAGAAGAAGTCAAACAAAAGATAGCAGATAGCTGGAAAATGCTAGAGGCTATTAATGAGCATCATGATGCCGAAGATTATAAAAAAGCTGCTGTTTTGCAAGAGCTAAAGGAACAGTTAGAAAAAGCACAAAAATTAGTCGATGCAAAAGCAGCTCGAACTGAAGAAAAAAAGCCGGAAAACCAAGAAGAGCCAAAAAATCTCGATGCTCCGGTGGAATAATTTTCTTCCATCCGTATAATACATACATAGTCGAAGACAATGTGTCTTAGACAAACTTTTGTTACTTTATTTACTTTTTTTACCAAGGAGTCACACATCATGTCAAAAGATTACGGTATTGCTGATTTTAATGAAGAGGAAATGGCTCAGGATTCTTCTTCCAACCAAAAGTCTAATCGGGTAATGGACTCATATGTTAAGATGCCAGAAGGCAAAGGTTTTGTTTTACTGCGCCTTTTGCCTGCTCTTAAGGGCAAAGCCAACTTTGTAGCCACCCGCCTCCATCGACTAGGTACTGCTAGCTATCATTGCAGTCGAGTTCGTACCAAGACCCCCAAGGGTCCCATGTGGATCAACGCTAGTGGCAATCCCAAGGACGATTGTCCTATCTGCCAAGAATATGGCAGGTTGTGGAAAGTTTCCAACAATCAGGCTGGCGAGGAGCAAGTTAGGACTCAGAACGAGGCCCGATTGCTCAAGCCCAATGAACGCTATTACTGGAATTGCATTGTTCGTACCTACACACGCAACAATGTAACCGAAAAGAATGTTGGTCCGTTGATTTACAGTTGTGGCAAAGTGGTGCAAACCATTATTGCTGACAACATTGCTGGTAATGACACTACTGGCATTCGTCGTCTGGGCAACATTCTACATCCTGCTACTGGCAGGGACTTTAGACTTGTAAAAAACATTTCTAAAGGAAATGGTGGCTTTGAGTATCCTAATTACGCCCAGTCAGTATTTGAGGATGTTAGCCCTCTGGGAAGCGAAGGCGAAATCACTCTGTGGCTTGCCAATTTGCACGATCTAGAATCTCTTCTGGACATTCGTCCTAGAGAGCAACTGATTGAAGCTTTGCGGGAGTTTAAGACTGGTGGTTCGGATGGCGTTCCTTTGTGGGAGCAATCTTCTGCCCCAGTTCAAGCGAAGCCTGCTGCTCCAGCAGCTCAAAAGTCCGCTTCCACACCTAAGCAGCCAGATATTGAGAGCATGGGTATCGATATGGATGATGATTTGAGCAATGTTCTTGATAATTTGGGTTAATAATTAGAAATCATTTTAACAGGGGGTCAAATTTGGCCCCCTGTTTTTTTTGAAAATAATATTGAATTGAACTGAATAATAACTACAATTCATAGAAAAGGAGATCTGATATGGCTCGTTCCAAAAAAGAAGCTGATGACGATATTTTTGCCTCTCTGGCCAGTGAAACTGGTGGAGAAGTAGTTGGCGAAGGTGAAAAAGCTTCTAAATATTTTATTGATACTGGCAATCTAGCAATTAATTATTGTTGTTCTGGCAAGTTTATGACTGGTGGTGTGCCGGGCGGAAGACTAACAGAGATTTATGGACCAAGCGCAAGCTCTAAGTCTCTTCTTGGCACCAATCTTTTATTTGGATGCCAAAAGCTTGGTGGTGTTCCGATCCTTATTGATAGTGAAAATGCTATCAATAAAGAATTTATCCAGAAGGCATCACACGCAGATCTTAAGAAGATTGTAAGATATACACCAGAAACACTTGAGAAGTGCTTTCATGTGATGTATCGTGCAATTGAACATGTTAGATCAAACAAGAAGTACGCAGAAGCTCCAATTGTTATAGTTTATGATTCTATTTCTGTAAGTCCTTGTGCAAGAGAGTTCAGGGAAACAGAACTTCCAGATGATTTCACAAAAGAGCAATTCAAAAAAATTGTTGGTGGCAACGAACAACCGGGCGAAAGAGCAAAAATTTGTAGCAAAGAGTTGAGAAAACTCAATACTATAATGGAAGAAAACAATGTATCTGTGGTTATAATGAACCAAATTAGAGATAAGATAGGTGTCATGTATGGCTGCCATTTTGGCGGTTCATTAGTATATTTGGCCGATGGTTCTACCATGAAAATTAAGGATATTGTAAAAAACAAACTTGCTGTTGAAGTGTTGTCCTACAACACTAAGACAGGAGCTATAGAGCCAAAAATGGTAGTCGATTGGCATGATAATGGTTTACTGCCAGAAGGCGAATCATTCGTAAAAATTAAGTTCCGTAGAAATCACAGGAACGCTTTTGGTTATTTGCAATGTACTCGCAATCATATTGTCTTTAGACATAAAAATGATGGTATTGAAGAAATTCCTGCCGGACTAATTGAACCGGGAGATAAATTGGCCTTATCACAGCCAACATATTTGTCTGAAGATCAATGGCAAATTGTTTATGGTTCGTTGTTGGGAGATGGAGAAGTAAGGCGTGTTGGCAAGGATCGTAGTCCCAGCTTGCGTTTTAGTCACGGTAAAAAACAAGAAGGCTACATCAAATTCAAAAGCGAGTTGATGGGCACCTTGATGTCTGGCCCCATTCGTGAAACAAATCACAATTCATATGAATCTGAAACTAAGGCTTTGTATGAATTAAATAAGGTAGCAGATTATAAAAAAGACTACATGATTCCTCAGGTTGTTGCTGATAAATTGAACGAATTAGGATTGGCAATTTGGTATTTAGATGATGGAACATTTAGTGGCAACTATGAAAAATGGGGAAAAGGAAAGAGCAGGATTTATTGCTTTAAGTATAAAAATAAAGAAATTATGTTGGAGGCTTTCAAGAGGCTTGGGCTTGAAGCTACCATATGTAAACAAGGCTTCCAATTTGATGCTGAAAACACAGAAAAGTTTCATCATTTGATATGCAGATTTGTTCCAGAATGCATGGATTATAAGATACATCCACGCTTTCAGGGGCTTACAGGATTTAATTTTATTAAAGATCTGTCACCAACATATGAAGTTGTGCAGGGTGAGGTTTTGGAAGTTTTGGATAAAGAAACCAAATTGCGTCGTCGATATGACATTACTGTCCAAGATAACGGTACTTATGTTGTGGCTGGTGCAATTGTTCATAATTCTCCAGAAACTACCGCAGGTGGCGGAAATGCCTTGCCATTTTATGCATCTTTGAGGTTCAGAACACAAACTCAGAAGAAGATTGAACAGAAAGTTCCTGGTTTGGCCAAAAAGAAAACCATTGGAATAAATGTTAAGATTCAAAACAAGAAAAACCGTAGTGTTCGTCCATTCATTGAAGTGGAAAACATTCCGTTGTATTTTGAATCTGGTATTCATCCTCTTGGTGGCCTGTTAGGCGCTTTGTTGGATGCAGACCGCATTTCTGCTCTTGGTGCTGGCAATTTCAAAGTGAAGCCAGAATACGCAGATGGAAAAGATGACTATAAGTTTAAATCATCTATGGAAAGGAATGATGTTCCAATTGAAGTTTTGTTGGATTGTCCAGCTTTGATCGATGGCTCATCTAGAGATGAAGTGGAAAAATATTTAGAGCCATTCAAAGCGGCTATTGATGCCACCAATTCACCTGATGTTGAGGCCTTTGATGCAGGTGATTCTGATGATGAAGAAATTGATGGTATTCTTGGTTAAGGAGACTGGGCATGGACGCTTCAAGAAAAAAATATGAAGTTGAAAATATTATTTTTTCTTCTTTAGAAGATTTGGTTGATGTCGATGTTGAAACCATAGACAGATCAAAATCTTTTTTGGAATATGGAATGGATAGCATTGATTGTTTAGATTTTTCACATCAAGTGGAGGACAAATTAGATTTAAGCAGAAAATTAGATCATTCCGATGTTGGCGATGTTTTGTCTGTAGATAGCGTTTTGAATGCTATAGACAAAAAGATTAAACTGATTTAATCTTTTTTGTTCTAACAGAAAGTTCTGGTCTTTTTGCTGGAGGTTTAATAGCGGAAAGAACTTCGTACTCTTCTGTAGAATCAATGTAATTTTGATTACAAAAAGCCTTTGCCAGTCCATTCATGGTGAGGGTTTTTATTTTTTTTGATTTGACATAAAACATTTGTAGATTGAAATTTTTTGCGAATTGTGAAATCGCTTCTAAATATTTTTCATTACAGAAGTACTTTCTACCAGTACTGTCCTGCAACATTATAAAAATATATTCATTCATGGAATTAAACCTATAAAGAACTGTATAATTATATGGAGAAAATTCATGTTTTCAAAATGTTATAGAAGATTTGGTGTTGAAATCGAATATAATTCTTTTGATAAATTAAGCAGATCTGTCGGATTTAATGGATTGCCTAGCGGGATTTATAATATTGCAGACATTTTGTCCGATGTTTTAAAAGAAGAAATTGAAATTAATAGATGGCACAATACAAATAATAACAATTTATGGGTTGTCAAGCCAGATTCTAGTTGTGGAATTGAAGTTTGCAGCCCTCCAAAAATACATCATAATGTTTTAAATCAAATATACAATAGCATTAATGCGATTTCAAAAAATAATTTTATTGAAGCTGATAATAGGTGTAGTTTTCATATTCATGTTGAAATTGAAGATTTTGATGATGAAAATTTAAAAAGTATAGTTTACAATTGGTTGATTTTTGAACCTATATTTTTTGCTTGCTGCTCATCTAACAGATGGATTAACAATTATTGCAAACCACTATCTTTTAGTTTTAATATTAGTAATACTGATTTTATTGATTCGATTTTAGATAGCTTGATGGAAAACAAGTATTTTGCAATAAATTTATGCAACTACAAAAAAAAGAAAAAAAGAACTGTAGAAATACGAATAATGGGTGGAGAAGCGTGTTTATCTCCCGATTTAGCTTTAAATTGGTGTAAATTAATATTATGTTTTGTAGAACAATGTAAAAAAAATACTTTAAAACCAAATTATTCTGATATAAATTATGGTAGTTTTAAAGACTTTGATATGTTAATGAACTTGGATGATTTTTTTGGAAATAACAAAATGAAACTCTGGGTAAAAGAAAGGGTTAAAATTATATATGATATGTTTAAAGATTCGGCTGATTTAAATATTTTGACATGGCTAAAGATAATTGAGAATTATGTTGAAAGAAGAGGAGATTTTAATGCTTAAATGCCCAAATTTGTTTGAGTGGAAAGACAAGATTATACTTTTGGGTGAAATACTTAGGCCTTTTAGCTACCCTCATATTTCAATAAATTTAGAGTATAAATTAACGCCTTTTAGATCTTGGCGCACCGATATAGATGGATATGATGTTTGTATTCAGTATACAGAAATAATATTAAATGGAAACATATTAAGAAATATACAGATTTATTCTATAAATTTGTTTTCTTTGCCTTTTCATGTTTCATTTAAAATATCTCAAATATTATTGGGGAATGATCCTACCACAGTTTATTTTTCATTTGTTAAAGATAATAAAAAGGTTATATCTTGGAGTCGAATGGAAAATTTAAGTGGAAATGAAATAGAATTAAAAAAACAACAAACAGAACTTCATGAGTATATGGGAAAGCAATTTTCTGTTATAACATCATTCTAAAATTATACATATTTTTATTAACTCGAAGATCATAAATACTGTTGGACCTTTTTACATAAAGGGACAGTATGAAATCTAATAAAATTCAGTGTCTTCTTATAAACCATCTTCAAAAATATGGTCACATACAACTTAATCTTCCAGATAACGTTGTTTTAGAAATCGGGATTACCGAAGAAGACAAACAAGGTAATTTTAAAAAATCCGAAGAATATTGCTGGGTTATTGCTCAAAGAGAAAACAGAGCAGCTTGCCTAGACAGTTACAATCTTGGGATTAGCTTTGAGGACAAAGAAAAAGCAATAGTTCTTGAAGATAGTTTCATAGACTCTGCGGGAATGCAAATAAGACAGTTAAACGTAGTTTAATTCAAAAAGATTTCCTTGAATTTCTTTAATGGTAGATGATCCTGCATAGTCAATATATAGGACCATGTAGCCTATTGCCATAGAGTTGTCGATCTTTATTTCGTAGGTAATAGTAAATGTTAATCCTAGGTTATCTAGCTTGCTACTTTTTACTATAACTTTATTTCCTGTAAAATTCACTTGTGATTGGACTAACGTCCAGTTCCTAGCATATAATTTAATTGTGTTGATTGCAAAATCTAAGAGAACTTTGTAATCAATAAACTTTGTCCAATTTTGTGTCAAAGTATCTTCTAGTTTCTCTTTTTTTAACATTTGCATGGGGAATGCTATGCCTCCTAGGCAAACAAAGCCTGTCTTGAGAAATTTTAGCTACAACCTGACTGACAAAGATCTTGCATTTATTTGTAGCAGATTGCATTACAATTATCAAGATGATCTTTCTGATGTTTGTAATTTTTTATCTTTAGCCCAAACGGAAAACGTCGAAGTTATTCGTGGTTGGTTAGAAAGTGCAGAGTCATCGGGAGATTTTTACTCTGTAGTTGACGAAATTAAAAGTTCTGTGGACAAGGAGTTTGAAAGACGAGGCGGTAAGTTCACAGAAATTATTTGATATTTGAGTCTGTTTCCTTTAAAGGGGGTGATTTCTTTTAGACTCAAACCACGGGCTGGATTTCCAGCCCGTGTTGCATTATTATGATTTTTGAGCCAAGAAACCCCCCCTGACTTTAGTCGGGGGATGAATTGGCTCATAAGTTAATTTAAAGTATTTAGTATTTTTTAGGAAATTTTCAAACATTTTGCAAGTCCAAGCGTATATAATTGTGCTAGGAGAGTTAGCACAAACATGTTAGTTTTAGAATTTAGACTGTATGGGACTGAAAATCAATTCGCAAGAATTGATGAATCTATTCGTACAACTAAATTCATTCGTAACAAATGCTTAAGATTGTGGATGGATTCTAAAAAGGTCAATAAATATGATCTAAACAAACATTGTGCTGTTCTGGCTGAAAAATATGATTGGTGTACAAAATTAAATTCAACCGCAAGACAAGCATCTGCTGAAAGAGCTTGGTCTTCTGTCGCTAATTTCTACGATAAATGCAAAAAGAAAACCAAAGGTAAAAAAGGTTATCCTAAGTTTCAAAAGATTTGTAAAAGCGTTGAATTTAAGAAATCAGGATGGGTTTTAAGAAATAATAATAAACAAATATATTTTGGTAATGTTAAATCACCAAAAGATTTTGATATCTGCTGGTTAAAACTCAAAGGCGGAAGACCGATATTAGAAGAATATATTGAAAAAATAAAGCGTGTCAGGATTGTTAAAAAGGCTGATAAGTATTATTGTCAATTTTGCATTGACATTGATTGCACCGAATATGTTGAACCAACTGGCAAGACTATTGGCCTAGATTTTGGCTTAGAATCTTTCTATACCGATTCAACCGGAAACAAAGTTGAGAATCCAAGATTTTTAAAGAAATCTTTAGTTAAGGTAAGGCGTTTAAGTAGACAACACAGTAAGAAAACGAAAGGAAGTGCTAATAGAAAAAAAGCACAAAAACGATTAGCAAGAAAGCATTTGAAGGTAGCTCGTCAGCGTAAAGACTTTGCTGTAAAGACGGCAAGGTGCGTAGTGGAATCTAACGATTTCGTGGCAGTTGAAAAACTTCAAGTGCGTAACATGGTTAAAAGCAAGATGGCAAGAAGTATCTCCGATGTAGGTTGGGGATTGTTTAAGACATGCTTAGAACATTTCGGTAATAAATTTGGAAAGATTGTAGTTGCAGTCGATCCGAAAAACACTAGCCAAAGATGTTCTAAATGTGGTAAATTGCCAACAAAACCAAAAGAATTGAAAGATAGAGAACACCATTGTGAATTCTGTGGGCTTAAAACTTGCAGAGATCATAATGCTGCCGTCAATATCTTGCAATTAGGATTAACTACCGTAGGGCATACGGGAAGTAACGCTTGGGGAGAAGAAACCTCTACTTTAGAAAACGAAAGAATTTTAGAGCAAGTATCTTCAGAGAACCAAGAACCACTCGTTCTATTCGGAGCGGGAATTTCCCGGCTTTAGCCGGGGGAGGATGTCAAGGGCGCATGCAAACAATATCTATTTCTGATGCTCCTCATCCAATTTCTACTTCTGCGTTTGAACACGCTGTTTTTCCTTTTCAAGAATTTAATATTGTACAATCTGCATTGTTGCCAATTATAGAAAAAGATTGCAATATATTAATTGCATCTGCTACTTCTAGTGGCAAAACAGTAATGGCAGAAATGTTTGGTAGTTATGAAATACGAAAAAATAAAAAAAAGATGTTATTTTTATGCCCTTTAAGAGCATTAGCAAGTGAAAAATATAATGACTGGACTAACGAATCTTATCATTTTTCTGATTTAAATGTGGGTATTTATACAGGTGATTACAGAGGTGAATCAGATGCTGAGACTCTTGAAAAGCACGATATAATAATAATGACATCGGAAATGCTAAATCATAAAATAAGAAATACAAAAACTAAAAACGATTGGATTAAAAATATTAATTTAATTGTTATAGATGAAAGCCATTTGTTAACAGTTCCTGGCAGAGGCGATCATCTTGAGTCGGCAATAATAAACTTCTCTCTTATTAATAGAGATTGTAGATTTGTTTTGTTGTCCGCAACTTTGCCAAACGTAGAAGAAGTTGCTGGATGGTTCTCAAATATTATTAATAAAAAAGATACTTATGTTTTAAGGAGCACACACAGGCCCTGTCCTTTAAAAACACATATTATGCAATACGATGATGAGTCATCAATAAGACCAAGTGTTCATGAGCTTATTGATGAAATTTGTAAATGTGTATCCAAATATTCTTTGGATAAATTTCTTGTTTTTGTTCATGCTAAAAAAATAGGAGAGATGATTGTTGAAGGTTTAGCAAGGAGAAATATTACTGCTGGATTTCATAATGCAAATTTAGATTCGGCTCAAAGATCAAACTTGGAAAATAAATTTAAACAAACCAAAGAAGCCAGAGTGATGGTCGCCACAAGCACCTTAGCTTGGGGCGTTAATCTTGCTGCTAGAAGGGTCGTAATAGCAGGGGCTACAAGAGGTCCAGAAGTAGTCCCTTCCTACGATATACTGCAAATGATGGGCAGAGCAGGCAGGCCCCCATATGACACCGAGGGCGATGCTCATATTTTCTTGCCAGCAAGTCGAAGTAGAGAAATAGCTAAGATTATTTTAACCGCACAGCCTATTCAAAGTAGGATGCTAGATGTTTCATGTTTTGGTACCTATGATGTATTAGCTTTTCATATTGTGTATGAAATATCAGTTGGAAATATTAAAAATAAAAATGATGTTATAAAGTTTTATGATATGACATTTGGAAGTTTTCAAAAACAAAAAATTAAATTAGATGTATTAAACATTACTATTGATAGATTGATGAAGGGCGGAATAATATTTACAGATGATTTAACTGGTGAATATAATGTAACCACAATTGGCAAAGTTTCTGCAATTTTTTATTATAATCCTTTCGATCTTTCAAATCTTAGTAGTAATTTTACCAAGCTTTTTAAAATGGAAAAGTTTGATGATATTGAACTAAGCCTTGCTTTGGCCAATACTTCCAGCAATATCATAGGCTCTCTAAGCAAGCAAGATAGATTGGATATGCAGTCATATCTTACAAAAGTAGATGATAAGAAACTAAACTATCCAGAAAATGTGTTAAAGATAGGATATTTGTATAATAAAATTTTAAATGGAAGGTATGAACAAAGGCATGGTTCATTGTACAAAACTTTGCAAAATGATTTGCAAAGATTAACAGAAGTTTTACGGGTAGTAGACAACATGTCTAAAAGATGGGGCAAAAACGAGTTTTTTAAAGTTTTATCTAAAAGATCTATTTATGGCGTTTCTTCTAAGCTAATTAGCTTAATAGAAATAAAAGGAATTGGAAAAATCAGAGCTGAAAAACTTTATAACAATGGTTTTAAAAATAAAAATGATATAATGAGCAATATTGAAGCTGCTTCATCGTTAGTTGGAATTAGCAAAGAAAACCTAATTAAATCTATTCAGTAGAATTTTTTTCCTGATCTTTTCCAAAGAAGTCTTCGGGGTATTCAATTTTTACTACTCCATCTCCTTCTGTTGGATTGCCTTTTTCATCTTCTACCCACCAACGGACTTGCTTTACCTCTATTTGTAATTCGTCCATATGACATCTATCTCCAGAATCAACTGGCATGTGGTATTCTTTACCATTAAGTAATATTGCCACTTTACAAGTAGAATTTTCCCTGTTATATAAAAAACAATTATTACAAATTTTTTCTATTTCTTTTCCCATGTTAAATTATAGTTTTTTTTGCGAAGACTTTTCTGTTAAAATGTCAATAATGGAGGATGATAACCGTGCATATCGCATCAAGAGTATACAGAGCACTAAAACATACTGATTCCGAAACAACTCATACAATTGATTTTGGTCAGGCATGGAAAATGTATGATGGATCTAAAAATGATAAAAGTTTTGTGTTTTATAATGCCCCAAAGCATTATCAAAACAGCGGAGGGATAGAAAGAATATGGTGGGTCGAAACAGATAATGGACCATTTATTTTGAAGGATGATGATGATACTCGGTGGATAAGCAACAAATCAGGAATAAGTTTTGAATTTTTAAAAAATTTGTTTGAAAAAACTACATCTGATACAGTTTTTTCTAAATAGCCTTTCTGTTATAATAACAGAAAGGAGAATTTGGATGCGCCATGAGCAACTACCATTTGAACAAAGGTTAAAAATATCAGATAATCAAACATTTCAAATAATGAACTCTTTGTTTGAAAAAAAAATTATTAAAAAATTTGTAAAAGCCCAGCTAGATGAAGACAAGGAAGGAATTGATTATTTTGTAGACATGGACGACTTTTATGCAGCTCCTATACAGTGTAAAACAAGACTCAAAGGTAAAAAAGATATTCCAATAGTAAGATATCAACCATTTAGAGGAATAGATCACGATTCTATTGTTGTAGGAAGAGATTACAAAGGATTGAAAAACGGCAAAACTTTATTGTATCTTACAGGAAGTCAAGACAAAAATAATTCGAAAAAATTTAATAATGTAAGTATTATATGTGCTAAAAAGCTATTTGCCCTAATAACAACAGCAGAAAAAGAATGGTTTCCAGATGAAAAACATTGGGATTATTTTAATTACGAAACTTATAAAAATACAATTAATAAAGGAAGAAATAGCTATAGATTAAAAGTTGCTTCAAATGGAGTTGAAGCTTGGTTTAAGAAAAACCCTCAAGAAAGTTTTGGAAAGATAAACTACTATGTTCCTCATTCTGAAGTAGATAGGAACGTGCCAATCTAAAAAAACGTGCAGATAAAAGGAATTAACTGCTTGTTTATTTTATTATAAAAATCTTCTCTGCTTCCATTATTAATTATAAAAAAATCAAAGCATTCTAGTCCTTTTGGATATTCTTTGTGACCAAAAAGATTGATTGGTCCTTCGGCTATTTTGGTTTCTAAGCAATATTGAATTATTGGTTTCAATTGTGCTTCAGATGGATTAGGATCATCATTTAAATAGCCATCTCTATAAATCAAAATGTTTAATCCATTTTTATTATGAACTGCTTTTGCTTCATTAATATATCTGCCATCAGATATGATTAGATTATCTTCTGAACGCAAAGCAATATCGATCCAAATACTTGGTACAATTTGCCTGAACCCATCTCCTATAAATTGAAGACTTTTTCTAACATTCATTAACATGCCTGGAGGGCATTCATTTTTTCTTTTCCATTCTTCAACAAACTCTCTAGTAACACCAAAAGCTTTGCAATAGGTATCTTTCACCGCATTTGCAAACGCTCCTCTAGTCCAATTTTTATTTTTTGGTAAAACATCTACGAGATAATCACAAAGAGTATCTTTTCCATTTGCGAGCTGAGCATAAGTGGCAATGATATTACCCATACAATTTCTCCTAGGTGTAGGAAATTGTACTATTTAATAACTTTTGATTCAATTAATATTTTTACCTTCTTTGAGAAGCTTGAGTCCCTTTTCGGTCAGGATAATAAAATCCCAGTTTCTTTTTTTGCAATAAGAACCTGCCGCAGACCACTTTGCTAAATTTTTTGGAAGCTTTGTTTGATTTTTAGGCTTGATTTCCCATAATTGCATTTTGCCATTTGCATATTCAACTAAAATATCTGGGATATATTTGTGACCATACCCTTCAAACATGTAATCTATTTCAATTGGCTCAACACTGTATTTTAATACATCTTTTTTTGTTTCTAACACTTTGTAAAATTGACATTCAAGGCCAGACCTGAAATAAAGTTCTTTATTATTTTTTTTAGAAAAGAAAAATCCTGTTTTAAACTTTGGCAACTTTTTAGGCCTTTTTGCAAATGCGTCTCTAAGAATAAGCGGTCTTAAAGGATAGTCTTTAGGTATCGTTTTTTCAGGATGTTTTATAGCATAGTGCTTTCTAAGTTCTCTTAAAGGCATTTTGCATTCAGGACAAACAATGTAATCTGTACCTTCTTCATGATTATTAAGAATATGATTTCTAAATCCTTCAAGATTGTCGAAGGATTCGAAACAAACAAAGCAGGTGTATGATCTTTGTCTATTGATCATTAATTAAAATGTTTTCTTTTTCTTTGGATCCAGCAACTGGCTCATCAGTTATTTTATTTTTTAGCTTTTTAACAACTTCTTCTTCTTCTATTATTTTGATCTTATCAGCTTTTGGTTTATTAAAGCCAACGGAGTTGTTAACAACAGGGTCGCTAGATCTATCATTAAGAGCTTTTTCTACATCTACAGCAGTAAAAACAACATCTGGTTCTAATCTGTGTCTTGAATTAATGTCCATCATTGTTGCAAAAACCATTCTGTCATCTTCCCCAGCTGCATAATACTTGTCTTCAAATTTAAAAAACATTATTAAATTATGAGAATCAAAGAAAGAACGAATTGAATCTGCATCTGCTTCACTAATTATAAATGTTTTAAAATCTAATAATGTTGAATTGTTGCTCATATTGACATATATATTACATGCAAAGTTTAAATTTTAAAAGGTTTTTTGAGGAAACTGATGGAGCAGATGCCGTAGGTGCCTTGACAAGCTTTTTAGGTATCGATCCTAAAGATATACCAGAAGTTATGGTAGAACCAAAGCTATTATCGCAAATGGTTTTTGGCAAACAACAAGTTTCTGTAGCTCCATATGAAGTAAAACCTGTTTATAGAAATGGAAATTGTGTTGGAGCTTATTTAAAAATAAATCCAGAATATTCCAAACCATCTTATGTTTATATTAATTCATCTTTAAATAGTAATAGAAATAAAAAAATTCAAGGAGCAATATCATTAGATAGTTTAGATAAATTATTAACACTAGGATTACAAGCACAATGATTACTAATTTTAAAGATTGGTTAAAAATACAAGAAACCACCACAACATCAAATGTAGTTTCTGGAGCATCTGGCACAGATACTGGAAATATTGCTTCATTTAAAATGCCAATGGGTGGCGGCGGAGTAATTAAAAGAACAACTGCAGATTTAAATCAATATACAAAATGTGGTTTAGGTGGATGTCCAAAAAAAGGCAAATAAAAAATTTTTATTAAACACTATATTATTTTGTAACCTTTATTTTGTTTAATAAATTTTGTTTACTATTATTTTTATTTGATTTTTTAATATTTGATAATATAATAAATATGAGATTAGTAGGTTACAAAAGCGGCAAATATTTGCCACGGTTCTGGCGGGGTTTCCGAAAAACCCCGCCAATTTTTTTGTCTTGATCGCAAATACAATTCGTTTTAGAATTCTCCAAACACAGGAGAATCATATGGACGCTCTCGATCTTGTTCCTAATAAAAAAATTCAATGCCTCGACCTCGGCTTCGTTGAACTAATCGATGTCATGCCTCGCATCGTTCCAGATGGACAAACCTGCGATTATGCCATTTGCCAAATGGCTAGAACTAGCTACGGGGCTGGCACCAAAACTGTTAATGAAGACAAGGGTCTTTTAAATTTGCTTATGAGAAATAGCCATACTTCTCCTTTTGAAGCCATAGAAATAAAAATTCATATGAAAATGCCCATTTTTGTTGCTAGACAAATGATTCGGCACAGATCAAGCAGCGTGAATGAGTCGTCATTAAGATATAGTGTAACAAAAGATGAATTCTATTTACCAACTGCACAAGAATTAAGACTTCAATCTAAGACAAATAAACAAGGTTCTGAAGGCGCATTAGATTTAGAACAAGCAGAAAAATATGTCAAGATTATAGAAAACCAAAGCAGAGAATGCTACAAATGGTACTTGGATATGCTTGATGCCGGAATATCCAGAGAACAAGCTAGAATGATTCTTCCAGTCAATCTTTATACAGAATGGTATTGGAAACAAGATTTACACAATCTTATGCATCTAATGGCATTAAGATGCGACCACCATGCACAATACGAAATTCAAGTCTATGGCAATGCCATTTTGGAAATCGTAAGACACCTATGCCCTTGGACTATTGAAGCTTTTGATAAATATCATCCCTTGCGTGGAGCAATGAAACTAACTAGCCTTGAAAAAGATGCTATTAAAAAACATAATATAGAAAACAATTCTATTTCTTCGATAGGAGAAATAGCTACGGAAAATAAAAGAGAGCAGGGGGAATGGAAGGCAAAAGCTAAAGAATTAGGTTTTTAACAAACAGAATACTAAATATTAATTATGGAAAACTTTATCAATTGGCTTAAAAAAGAAAAAGAAGTTAGCGCAGAGGAAATCAACAATTCCTCATCTGTGGAGGACATTATTAATAATGTCAAAGCAGTTTATGTTGACAAATTAAGTATGCAGACAGAAGAGCAGGTTCCTGCAGCCAAGATTCCCGCTCCACAAACGAAGCCCATGAGTTCTCCAACCGTTGGGGGAGGCAAAGGACAAGTTGCCGGGCCACAGAAAGTGGTTCCACAACAAAAGGGACAAGCTCCTGCACCACAACAACCACCCGGACAACAACAAGCTAGGCCTTTGGTAGGTGATGGTGCGACTGCGCCAGCTCAAATTCAAGGACAGAAAGTTAATTTGCCAACTGACCCTACGGCAAGAGCAAAAATGCTTCAAGCCATGCTACAGCGTGGACAAGGACAAGTTAAAAAATAATTCAACATTTCCAGCGCAATTTTCTTAATGGGAATCCTTCGACTCCGCTATAGCAGAAGCTATCTCCTTGTTTTAGCATTCTGTCTATTACGCTGCTGTGTGCATAGAAGCCTGCTGGGCTTGGATTGCCGGGACCAATATTATTGGTTCCCATATAAAGACCCCAGCTATTTAAAATGAAACCATATTCTTGACCTTCTATTGTGGCGTATCCCAAAATTGCCATTTGGTGCGCCCAAGATCCGCTAGGACGACATATACCATTCTTATCTCTGCTTGTTGTAAATCCTTGATTAGACGCAACACTTAATGCATAGCCTTGAGCTAATGCTTTCTTGGCAGAAGTCCAATCAGAAACTTTAGTGGTTGATTTTACAGGATGCTTCTTAACTAGAGGCTCTAAATCATTTGGAACTCCACTCGATCCCCATTGACGGCATAATGACTGAGAGTAATTTGTTAAATCATATTTGCCATCTAGGAATACTCCACGATTAATAATTCCATATGTATTAACAAATTTAGCAGCCCATGCACCGATGGAGCCATCGCCACGCAATCCGCCATTTCCTATTTCAATCCTACTTCCTCCATATACAACTTCTTGAACAAGAGGTTGGAATTCTTCATTTTGTCCTTGTGCTATCTCAATGCACATAACATGTTCTATTGCTGAACAGCAACCGAATGCGACACAGCTTCCGACTTGACCTTGGTTGCGAGCAGGTAGTACATCACCAGTAACTTGTTTGGCAAAATCCCAGAGGTATACATGGTCTGGAAGTTCTTCGTCAGCATATGAAAAAGCAGGTGTCTCTGTGAAGTCTTTGATAGGTAGAGTATCGACTATGGCGGTAACAGCTACTGGGTCATCAACCCACCCGAATTCAACGCCATCTGGCACATAAGTAACTTAGGAATCAAAGCCTTCATTGGCTAGATTAGTCATATATGTTAAATAATGTTCATTAGACATTGATGCCTCCTAGAGCGGTTAGTATTTTATTGAAGTTAGCTTTAATTTTTGTTCTGACTTCTGGTGTTAAAGAAGTGTTGCTATCGGTTCCGATTTCAGCGTCTGATTTATCGGCGCACATTTCTCTAATAGAGTCAATTTTTCCAGATTGAAGATTTCTATTTGAGAATGTTTTTACAGTAGCAAATAGATCTCCTTGTGTTTTGTAATTAGGATTATCTACTTCCTTTAGGGCAAAAGAGTAGATGCTTATTAACTTTTTTACAGAAGCCGACTTGTCTTGTTCTTGTAATCCACCGTACATACTTTGAACAGCTTCATTGAATTGCTGGTCAGGAGGTGTTGGCGGAACAGGATTTGGCGGCATGGGACCGGGAGGAGTTGGCGGCACAGGATTGGGTGGCAATGGATCTGGACCGGGGTTTCCGACAACGAGTGTTGTGATGGCGGGATTACTTGGTTTGTTATCAATAGAGGTATAAGCCAGAACTCTGTATTTTCCTGGTTTTGATGCTACAACAACAGTAGTTTTTCTATCTGTTAGTAGATTTGATGGGAAAACAGATAGTCCTGCGTCTAATGGGACGAATTGTACAATTTCGCCTTTTGTTACGGCGGTAATTGGAATGAATACAGAGGGCTCTCCCTTGACTGTTTCTGGCAGAGATATGTCTTGTCCAGAAATTAAAAACGAAGCGAATAATTGTAAGAACATTTTTTCTCCTTATAGTTTTACTGATTCTTTGGTTTGTTCTTTAGATGTCCATTCTTCTATGGCTTTTATAACAGCATCTAAAAGTTGAGGTCCATATTTTTGAATAAGAAATGGTAACAGCTTTTCAAATATAACACTTATAAGTTTTGGATTAAGACCTTTTATGTCTAAATCTTTGAATAGAGTTGCTATTTCGGGGTCTGATTGTATAACATTTCCTAGTTCTGAAAATGGTTCTTGTTGTTCTCCGCCAAGTCCTTTTGGTTTTTCTTCTTTTGTTTTCCACAAGGATACAATAAAGTCTAGAACTGTAGGGCCAAATAAACGCAGGCATTCCATTACAAACGGAAGGCTAAATCCATTTTTTAAAGCCGAAGAAACAATACTTAGTACTGTTGGGCCATATTTATTTAATAATTCTCCAACATCAGATGGTGAAAGACCAAATGATTGGGCTTCTAATATACCTAGTGATTGCGTTTCATTGTTTGACATGATTAATTGCCTTTCGGTTGTAAGTTGTCCAATATGTCTGTGAATAATTTTAAATCTTTTGGAATGTTGCCAAAATATACATTGTTATTTTTAGTATCTTTTACAATAAGCATTCCTTGTGGAAAATTCTTAGAAGCATCTTTACATTGATCATCTGATAAAGAAGCCATATCAATAGTTTTAAATGTTATACTGTTATATTTGCCGCCAAAATCTGTATATGGAACATTTATTATTTTGTTTTGTTCTGTGGTTAAAGAATTGTAATTTACATAAATTGTAACAGAATATTTATCTGATGGTTTTTCTGGGGCTTTTGCTCCTTCTACTGTTATTTTTGTATTTGCAAAATCTGTTAATCCATTTTTTGTATTTGCTATAGCAAAAACATTAATAATTGATATGTTTTCAACATTATTAAATGTTAAAGTTTTTTTTGTTGAATCTTCTTTGTATAGACATGGTTTATTTGAAATTACCAGCCATTTTACATTACCTTCTGTTTTAGCATTTACAACTATTTGTTTTGTATTTGGTAAAACTTTTATATCTGGAGTCAATTCTAATCCCGGCACAGCATTTAATTTTTGTGATTGGGATAAAGCAAAATTTGAAAGTAGAAATAATAAGGCTATAGATAATATATTTTTCATAGGGCTCTCCTTACTAATTGTATGTATACAATTGGAATTTTTTCCTACTGAATACTATATTGAATTTGGGAAGCGAAATAATTGCTTGCCATGTTTTTCTCCTGCTCTCAGAGCGTGTAATTTTTCGGAATTACACGCTCTTTTTATTTATATGGACGAACAATTACTTATTGACTTTTTAGCCAAAGATTCAGAATCTAATATTAAAATTAATGTTATTGGCGATTCAATGTTTGATGAATATCACAATGTTGAAGTTAAAAGAATAAGCCCGGAATTTCCTATTCCTGTATATAAATCGAATTCTGAAGTGGCATCTAATGGCCTTTTGCCTGGGGGAGCCGCTAATGTTGCGGCTCAATTAAAATATTTTAATGTTAATGTCGAGTTGGTTTCTTTAATTACGAATTTGGCGAAAGTAGTATTTGAATCGAATGATGTTAGTACAAAATATTCAAAAATAATAGACAATATGCAGATTCCCACGAAGAGAAGAATCTATTCTGAAGGAATTCCTTTGGTAAGGTGGGATATTGAAAAAGAAAATTTTGGTTTAGATGATATTAAAAAATATTTGATGGATTTAATTATTCCTGATAGTGATTTCAATATTTTTTCTGATTATTCAAAAGGTTTGTTTAGTTATCCTTGGTTTAGGAAATTTTTTAATCAAGCTCCTTCTTTGGTAGATCCTAAAAATTCTGAAATAGACTTTTGGCAAGATTGCACTTATTTTAAGCCAAATAGCATAGAGGCTAAGTATTTATCAGAAAAAAAGAACTGGAAAGATCAAATTGAATATTTTATTGATTCAATAAGATGCAAGCACGTTGTAATTACACAAGGTGGAAATGGAATAGTAGGAAAAGATGAAGATTATTTTGAATACAATCCAAAAGACTTATCTGTAAATCCAGAAAGTTTGGTAGGGGCAGGAGATTGTTTTGCAGCATTTTTATCGATGGCAGTATGTCGAGGATTCAAGTTGGAGGAGGCTGCGAAGATAGCTTATGTTGCTGGATCGTTGTATGTTAAGAGGAATTTTAACAAGCCTATAAGTCCCGGTGAATTATTGATTCATGCTGGAATTAAACATGTCACAGCCCCGCAGATTTTACAAAACAGAAATTTTAAATTGGTTGCTACAAATGGTTGTTTTGATTTGGTTCATGCGGGGCATTTGCAAAGTCTTAGGTATGCAAAGCAACAGGGAGATCGTTTAGTAGTATTAATTAATTCTGATGAGAGCGTGGCAAAATTGAAAGGTGACTCCAGACCTATTTTGCCACTTCACAATAGACTACAGATGATAAAGAGTCTGGACATGGTTGATTTTGTTGTTGTTTTTGATGAAAACACACCAGAAAATGTTCTTAGGAAAATAATGCCAGATGTTTTAGTAAAAGGTACTGAATACGAAAATAAAGAAGTAGTTGGTAGTAGCTTTATCAAGGAAATAAAGCTTGCTCCTATGATCAAAGGCATCTCTACAACGGATATTATAAAAAAAATAAAAAATTCATAGTAAATATGTTACTATGAAAAAATTCTCTATTTGGATGGAAGAACGGCTACACGAATTGGCAGCACCGGGGCAGCAGCCTGCTACTGGCACAGCCCCAGCTACTACCAACACTTCTGCTACACAAAAAAACGATCCTAATAGTCCTGCATACAAACTTTTGTTGGCTAAAAATATTGGCAAAGTGATGACAGGCAATAAAAAAGACACTTTGGCAAACCAATTGGCTTTAGCTGTTGGCGCTACAGGTGAAGGGAAACAAGTTTAATGACCTTCAAAGAATTTATAAAAATGGATGAGCATAAATGGAATAATCATGGTGGAGATAGAATGAAAACAATGAGTTCTCATATTAGAAAAGCTTTGCACACAAGCATAAGGCCTTATATGGGAAGCATACATGCTTTTAAAAGTAAAAAAGGAAAGTAAAATGTTTGTTGATATTTCTTTTGCTGAATGGCTATTGTTTTCGGAAATGGCAGTTGGTGGTGCGCCACATACATTCTTGCAGAAGAACCCAAGAAAGCCAGATCAGTCAGATCAGGATTTTATGGTTGTAGCCGGAAATACATTTCCTGTGAAAGATGATTTGAAGAGTGCTGGATTTCAATTTTATATGCCGACAAAAACATGGAGCATACCTAGATGGAAATACAAAAGCATGAAGCCAGATTTAAAGTTTAGTTTGGAAAAGAAAGGAATTAGTTTTGATCCATTCGATATGCCAAGGGAGCAGATGCTGCCCCAAGAAGCACAAGAAAAAACGACTGACGAACAAATAAAAGATGACATTGAAAAAATTGCTAAAATGAGCAAAAATCAGCAGTATGAAAAGCTTGATGAAATGTTAGAAAAGCTTATCGATGATATTGGCACAATGACAGACGAAGCGAAAAAGAGTCAGTTGGTTAAGGACTTTTTGGCTATTGCAGCAAAGCTTTATCAATATTCTCCAAGAAACCAATGGCTAATATTTATCCAAAATCCTAAAGCTACAGATGTTCAAAGCGTTACCAAGTGGCAAAAGCTTGGCAGAAGACTTAAGCAAGGTGCTGATAAGAATAAGATTGCAATCTTTATTCCAATAGTTAAAAAAGAAGAAGCTATAAAACTTTCACAAGAAGAAGAAGAAAGATTAAAAGACCCACAAATTGAACCGTGGGAAGAAATCGAACTCAGAGATAAACAAAGAGGCGCAGCAACTGTTTATGGATACAAGATTGGTTATGTTTACGACATTCAAGATACAGAAGCTATTCCAGGTGCAAAAGCATATGATCCAGTATCTTATAGAACAGATAAGAATGAGCCAGTTGAGGAATTAAAAGGAATTGTTGCAGCCTTATTAAATTATGCAAGCGAAAAAGGAATTCCTGTAACTTTTGAAGGCATGGATATAAATACTGGTGGATTTGCAACTAAAGACAAAGTAGTAATAAATAATACTTTTGATGGTATTAATAAAGCATCGGTCTTAATTCATGAGCTAGCACATAAATTTTTACATTTTGGTCCCGAGAGAAAATCTTATAGAACTAAAGAGGAATATCAAATTGGAGAACTTGAAGCTGAATCAATAGCATCAATTGTATTAAACTTTTTTGGCTTCAATCCAACTACAGCTCCAAATTATCTTGCTTTATGGCGTGGCGATAAGAAACAAATCAAAGCCAGATCTGAAACTATTAAGAAGGGTGTTCAAGAATTTATAAAAGCAATTGAAAAATACTATAGAGATTCTCATGTTCATGAAGACGAGTTTGAACAACAAGAAACAGTATAATTAAAATAATATTAATTAATTAGTTTAAATAGATACCAAATATTTATTTTTTGCTAGTTTGTATTAATTTTGTTTTATATATAAATAAAGTGTTTAGTATGAATGAAATGTGTGTAAGAAAGGATTTTTAGTAATATATAGGAGGTTTATTATGTCAAAGCGCTTTGATTTTGGTGAAGACGATTTCTTCAAGAAAGACGACGGCAGCAGCGAAGAAATAAACTTCAGAGATGAGTTGTTTGCAGCACAGCAGGAACAAACAGATCTTTTGAAAATGGATGTAGACGAAAAGATTTTAAATGATGCAATATCTTTGGCGAGTAAAGATTGGATTTGGTGTTTTAGAAGTGCAAAAAGTAAAATTGATATTATTGCTAGAACATATAGAAGTTTGAAAAAAATTGTTGATAAGAAATAAAAAAATAATTTTTCTAACTTTATTAACCGGAGAGAGAAATCCTCCGGTTAATTTTTTTTTGGAGATAGCTTATGCCTGTCTATGTTTTTACTTGCACCAACTGCAATCATTATTATGAAAGCTTAGAATCATTTGATCCAACTGGGAAATACAAACAAGTTTCCTGTACTCAATGTAAATCAAAAAGAAAAAAGTTAGGCGTAACTGCTGCAGCAATTAAGTTTACAAATCCTAAAGATACAAGTAAGTTTGATAACTTTGACTATCGTGCTGGATATAATTTAGAGCAGGCTCAGAATCTAAGAAGAGAAGCCGAAAAGGAATCTCATGTTGGTTCTAGTCCGTATAATAGTATAGATGACATAAGTGGCGGCGAGCACTTTGGAGAAGTTGAATAATTCAAAGATTGGAGAAGTTTAATGAGCAAGCTTAGTGAAATTGGAAAGAATTACAATAAAGAAGAATTTACAGTAATAAACGAAGAAATTAGCTTTGATGAGTATTTGGAAAAAATTTATAAAAATCCAAAGCTTGTTAGAACATCATATCAAAGATTGTATGATATGATTGTTTCTTGTGGTTCTTATGAAGTTGAAAAATATAGAAAAATAATAACACATTATAAGTTTTTTGACGATTTGTCTATACCAATTTTTGGATTGGAAGAAACTCTTGATAGATTTGTTAAGCACATTAAGGGTGCTGCGGGTTTTTATGGTACTGAAAAGAGAATTTTGCTTCTACACGGGCCGGTTGGTAGTTCCAAGAGTACGATTTGTAGACTGTTGAAGAAGGGTTTGGAAAAGTACAGTCGTACTGATGATGGTGCGTGGTATTCTTTTAAATGGGTAAATCTACCAACCGGCGCAGATGGTCTTTATGTTTCTGAAACAGATATGTGTCCTATGCACGAAGAACCTCTTCGTTTGCTTCCATTGGAAATGCGACAAGGTGTTTTAAGAGAACTAAACAAGATTCACAGGGAACAAGCTGAAGAAAGTAGCTTGCCTACTTTGTATTCATTAAATGTTGAAGGTGAGTTAGATCCAAGATGCAAGTTTTTTATGAAGAGCTTGCTTAAAAAGTATAATGGAGACTGGGAAAAGGTTATTGGAAATCATATTCGTGTTGTAAGAATGGTTCATAGCGAATCTGACAGAGTTGGAATTGCTACATTTCAACCTAAAGATGAGAAGAATCAAGATAGCACTGAATTAACAGGTGATATTAACTTCTCTAAGATTAGCCAATTTGGTTCTGATTCAGACCC